TCATCCTTTCAGCATATCCATTATTTCGTTTATTGTTTCCCAAATTCGTCTAATTTCACCCTGAACAACAGATAATACCCTGTCTTCCATAGCCCAGGTTTCACACCTCTCAACATATCTATGTGGTTCAACAGTATCGGCCGTTACGCCGTTTACAATTCCTGAATAATATAAGTGTTCCAGGTGCTTTTTATACCATGCCTCTTTTTCAATATCCTTAAATGGCAAATTTAAAGGCTTGGTAAAGAATGCAATGGCGTGGTCTATTTTGCTCAAAGCAATTTCCTTTCGACAGTTTTTTGAACCATAACTGTCTTGATAAATAAATTTATTTGTTTCTGGATTCCACCCTGCAAGAAGAACACAATGACCATTGGTAACTATAGGAACGGAAACACCTTCTTCATATCGCCTTACAGCATCTTTTAGACACGCCTCTTTTAATTCTTTATCGGCATAGTCAATCTTGCAATACCCCAACGGCTTTCTTGTACTTTTTATTAATTCCGGGCTTTCTTTTGCCATTTCAATTATAAATGGTACTTCAGCAATCAAACCAAACTCTGCGAATGGCACAAACCCAACCTTGCATAAAAGTTCTGCGGCTCTATAAAAATATAGTCCCGGCGCTTTGTGGCTATCATCTCTGCAAGTGGCATATATTAATCCTGGAGATGCAACTACTCCAAAAATGACCTCCATAGCAGAGGCAAACGCACAACCAACACAAGCAGAAGTATTATTTTGGTCAAACACATTAATCGCAGGAAGTTCAAAATGTTCGTTAAATTCATTTGTCGGCGTTCCAAATATTTTTGTATAAGAATATAGCCTGCTATCCTGCCCCTCAAGCTTTACTTCCAAACTCATTTCTCGCCATCTCCTTTATGTTTTAAAATTTCAATAGCCTTTGTCACTATTTCAGGAAGAGGCAATCCCATAAGTCCAGCATTCTCAACTATGGAAATCATTTCATTAGCTATAAAACCTATAATCGTTGCAGTTCGTATGTAATCCGCTCCAAGCAAAATATCAAGCCTGTGTGCAATTAATACAAAAAGTAACGCAACACCCTTTTTGCAGAGGCCTACCCACCCTGCATGGCTATTCAGTGAGCCTGTTTCTGATTTATTGCTTTTGTGAAATATTCCGGCAACAATAAGACCCATAATGTAATCAACTGCCATAAAGATTACAAGCGTGACCATATCTTCGGTCCAACCCCCGAATAACTTTGAAATAAATGTTCCGATTACACCTATAATGGTGCAGAAATAAATTTTTAATGTTGAAATATTCATATTTCTTTCCTTCCTATTCCTTTTTTCTTAAAATATCTCTCAACGATCTTGCGTGCGCTTTCTGGTGTATTACTGCCTCCCAAGGTGTGAGCTACCTGCAACCAGCTTTTTCCTTTTAAAAACCTTTCTTCTATAGCCTGACTTACAATTATGTCGTCACAATCTTTAATGAAGCAAACTACCTCTTCCACTTTTCCATACAAAATTGCAACTTTATATTCGAGCATTTCTATCTCGAGCATTATTGCTTTTGTAGAAGCAATTTCCTCATTATCTAAATTAAATTTTTTAAGGCTTGAAATTTCCTTTTCGAGACTTGCAATTCTTGTTTTCGCATCGCATACCTGTTTAAAATCTTCAACATATAACATAATTTTTTCCTCCTTATTATCCATTTCGCAATCTATCAAGCGTTGCGGCCGCACGTGCAGCATTTAATTGTTCTGTTGTTGTCTGCTTTGATGAATTAAACGTGTAATTGCTTGTGTAGGTAGCGTTATTGGTTGTAGTAATATTGTTCGTAGAACCTAAAGCTTTTGCCGAGTTTACAGATACCATTGCAGAAATTGAACTCATTTCTGCCATAATTGAATCACGAACAATCTGCATTACGTTGTTAAGCTCCTTAATAAATCCATCGCCAAAGGATGAAGCACTTTCATCGCCAAGATTAAAGAAATCTTCAGGAAGCTCGCCAAACTTATCTTCAAGAAGTTTCTTCATCTCTTCAACCTCAGCAGACATCAGCTTTGTACTGTTCTCTGATGCAGCCTCTTCAAGCTTTTTTCGTGTTTCAATAAATGCATTAAATTGAACATCAGAAGAATTAAGCAATGCCTGCATATACCGCATAGCTTGTTCGGTATCCATATCCTTTAGCTCATCAAGAACAGATTGTGGAAGCTCGCCCTTTTTTGAAAGCAACTCATCGAGCATATTTCCGTATCTCTGCATTTGATTAAGCTCTTTGTCATAATTGGCTAATGAAACAAACGCCTCGCCGTCAATAGTGCCCCATTCTATAGGAGCCTTATCGGGCATCATACTTTCTTTAAGGCTTTCCTGCTCTTTTTTCAGCTCATCAATCTTGCTTAATGATTCGTTTTTGAAATCATCAAGTCTGTCAAGACAATCATCAAATGTATCCTCGGTAAATTCTTGAAGTTCTTCGGTGTACTTTTCCCAACCGTCAGAACCTTCGTCAAAGTAGGTATCACGAAGATTTTTTAGTATTTTGTAATAATCAGCGTGGGTTATTTGTTCTCTTTCGAAAGCACGTTTGAGTACTTTATAGCGTTCCTCAAACTCCTTAGAAATTTCTTGGGTAGCTTGTCTAGTTGCGGAAGTTACCGCATCCCTTCTTTCGTCTGCTTTATTTTTTGTTTCCTTAGTAAGCTGTTCTGTTAATTGAAAAACAATGTCGTTTGCCTCACTAGCTTTTTGAGCATATCCATCCCATTCCGTTTGCAAGGAATTTATTTCATTTTGTAGTTTTCTTGACTGTTCAAGAATATTGTCGGATTTCCATCTGCCAACTATTTTCTCAAGCCAAGTTCTGTCATCTGCATAAATGTCGTCTTTTCCGGCACTTGGATTCAACTCATCATATTTTGCCTGAACATCAATAATCCTACCGGCAGTCTCTTTCATTTTATCAGAAAGAGCCTCAGCCATTGCTTTGGCTTGAGCTAGTTTTATATAGTTGTCCGCCAATTCGGCAACAGCACCTGATTGAACATTTATTTCACCTGTTTCATCATATAAAGCTGATGAAATTTGTGGTACAACTGCCACCAATTCATCAGCTGCAATTTTAAATTCTTTGGCTTTTTCTATTGCTTGTGCTGTATTCTGCGTATGAGACTTATATTCTTTACCAAGTCGTATAACTCTATCAGCTAATAAAGAAACTTGCTCCGCCTCGGCTGTTTGTGCAAGATAATTTTTGTCAATTACTTTTAAGTTTTCTTCATGTGTTTTTCTCAAATTTCTTAACACGTTATCCGTCGTTTCCACACTTCGTTGCCAATTAATAAATGCAGCACTTAACCCGGTGATTATCCCCAATAATCCAGCAACTCCCGCAGGACCCTTAAGCAAAGCAACCGCTTTATTCCAAGTAATCGTTGCTGCAGTAGCCAAAGAAATTTTACCAGTTAAAACACCGACGGTCAATTGAACAGTTGTCATTGTTGACGCTAAGAGAGTATTTGCGGTTGCACCAGCCCATGCGGTTGCTTGGTTTGCAATTAACGCTGCGCTATAAGAATCAACAACGGTCTTAGCCGCATTCCACTTTTCAACAGCAATAAAGGCTGCTGTTGTTGCTTTAACGGTAACCATAGCACTTCCTATGCCTATTACTGCAGACTTAATTAATTCAGCATTGTCAAGAATAGTTTTCATTCCTGAAACAAATTTGGGTATTGTTTCGGCCACAAACCCTCCGGCAGAAGATATAATCTCATTTATTCCATCTAATGCACCATCATCAACAAGACCAATTGCTTCTTCAAGCGCTTCGTTCATTTTGGGCAAAACACTATCCTTCAATGCCGTTGAAGTGCTTTTTGCTATAGCTCCTGTAAATGAATCCCAGTTATCATTCATTGTTGAGAGCTGACCCGTAACAGTTTTAGATTGTTCGGCCATAGACTGAAAATACTTTCCACCCTCAGACGTAGAACGTTGCATAGATGCTGTTATTTCATTAACACTTATTGTACCTTTTGATATTCGATTGTATAGACTTGCCATACTTTCGCCGGTTGTCTTAGAAATTTCCTGCAAAGGATTAAATCCTGCCTCTATCATTTGCTTCACATCTTCAAGCGCAACCTTGTTTGCAGAACTCATCTGTCCATAAGCGGTCGCCACTCGAATTAACTTTTCTGCATTTCCTTGCGAAATATCTCCAAGCATCGACATTCTGTCTATTGCTTCATCTGCTGTAAAATTATAGTTCATTAATAGCTGAGTTGTTTCCGCAAGGTTTGTTAACTCAAAAGGTGTTTCAGCGCCCATTTTTCGCAGTGTTTCTATGGTTTCCTTTGCTTTTTCTGCCGACCCTGTCATTACTTTGAAAGATGTCTCATAATTTTCAATTTGGGCGTTATATTTAACTCCGGCAACTTCCAGTGCACCAATCGCAGCCGTAATAGCACCAATGGCAACTGCACCTGTTTTTGTGATACCTTTTAATTTTTCAATACCATTCTTTATCCCGTCTAAATTAATAGAGGTATCATAAATTAGAGTGCCATCATATTTCCCTGACAAAATATCACCTCTTTCCTAAAAATAAATACAAAAAAAGCACTCAAAAGAGTGCTTTTAAATTATTAAATAAGTATATTCTTAAAACATATATAACAGCAATGTAAGTGCAATTATAATAACGGAAGAAACGAAAGAAAATGTAATTATAAATTTAATCTCACTAAGGTATTTTTTTATTTTAGAAATATCATTAGATATCTGCATATTAATAATTTCGTTCATTTCTTCAGCGCTTACTTTCCTTGGTGTTTTTATCGTATATACCTCATCCTCGATTTGAGGATCAACAAGGTCTTTTTCCGCTTCTGAAAGTTTCCAAAACTCCTCTTTAGTTATTTGCTTAGATTCGCCATAAATTCCATGATGCAACAGGTAAATATTACGCATTCTTTTTATCATAAATTACTTCCTCGTTTCTTTTGTAGATTTTTGCCATTTACAATTGACAATTACATCTTACCATAAAACAAATTTAGTTTCAATAATATTTATAATAATAATTTTAGAAAATAGTACCCAAATCGTATGCAAAATCTTTTTCCTTTTGTTCTTCGCTTCGATTGTCGGGCAATGCATAAATTTTCTGCATTTTCATATAATATTTTTTCATTTCCTTATCTTTAATTGCAGAAATATCTTTACTTCTAAACTCTAAAATTTTTCCAAAGGTTGTTTCTGCCGACAATCCATCAAATAACGCCTTAAACTCCCACCAATGAAGCTTAGCTTTTGTGAGGTTAATGTTATACTGCTGCATAAAAGAAGAATATATATATTTTGCATCCACTTCAAAATCGTATATCCTCTTTTGGTTACCCGAATTACTACTCTTTGCAACATCAACTTTAAAAGGGTTTGAAAAATCAAGAATTGCTTGCACCGTTTCCACATTTGCAGGGGGACAACCGCTTTCCGGTTTAAAAATTAAGCTAATTATTTTTGCGAAAGAAATCGCATCTATTTGTCCCGAAAATGCCATTTGCGAAAACTTAATCCATACACGAAAGTCTGTGTTTATAAGATATATTTTTCGAACAATTTCAAGGCTTTCTGGAAGCTTTTCAGTTAGTAAACTCATTTATTTACCTCATTGTATTTTTTCGCCTTGGTTTTAATCGCATCCATAATTTCTTTTCTAATATATACAATAACATCTGTAAGATTAAATAACGAAATAGCTTCGTCGCCATATATTTTCTTGACGCCCCCGCATCCTAAAATATCTTCAATGCCCTTAGCGAGAGTATTACATGTATTTGTAAGTGCGGTCTCTGCTGTTTCTGCATCTTTTACCTTACTCAACATTTCAACAAAATCACCTGCTTCATATTTCAATCGGTCACATGCTATAATTACCTTGTTTGTTAATTCCACATTAAAGCAGTTCCCGTTTATATCCAAATTCACACAATTCTTTTTAAATTCAAATTTTGCCATATAAATACCTCCTAAAATTTTAAGAGGCGGTTTTTTGCCGCCTCTGTGATTAAGTTACATATCATACGATGGAACATCGTCTCCCGGGTCAAACCCGGGTGTAGTTGCTTCGTTATCGCCGCCGTCGCCGTTTTCAGGGTCAGACGGCTCAGTTACTCCCCCGAGTCTTCGTCAAAAGTGATTGTCTGCCATTCATCATCGGATGTGGCTGTACCAAACACCTTAGGTCCTTTTGCTTTAAATGTTCCTGAATAGGTGTATGCATCTGTGCTGTCACCTTCGCTTTCGGCAATAACCGCAAAATCTCTTGAAATTGCTGTCTTTTCACCTTCTGCAGACATATCCACCATAATAATTGGACGCACAGCTTCTGCACCCATTTTTTCTTTATTGCAGATATCTACAATATCGTTGTGAACCTCATTTTCTGCCATCTGGTCAAAGCCAAAGGAAATTGATGGCGTATAACCTACAACGTCTGTCTGTTCAAATTCCTCGTCAATATACTGTCGCGAGTATTCTTTTGGGTTTTTTGATGTTGAAAGGGAGCTGAAACCCTTCATTCTGTAAAATGTATACTTGCCTTCCCCGGCAGGTACACCGTAAAATGCAAGCTTATCACTTCTTTTTAAAACATTGCTCACTTAAAATACCTCCTTTAAAATTCTTTATAATAAGTAAATCTACACTGTATTTGATACCGTGCATCGTCGTTGCCGATATCATAAAGATATTGGCTCGTTAAAACTTCAATTCCCTGTGCCGTACAAGGCTTAGAAAGAGCCGGAAGATTTCTCTTTTTGTCCTGTTCTTCAATCCACGCTGAAAAATCTTCATAGAATTTCGTTACCGCTGTATTTTCCTTAATGCTTGCTGAGTAAAGCTCTCTGGAAGCAAGCACAAAAAGTTCCTGGCACAATTTGCCGCCGTCGGCGTAAGTCTTTATCACCGAGCTTGACGGCACCGTTTCAATGCTGTACGTTGCTTTTTTATCGCTGAGATAATTTACATTTATGTATTTGCCCGACAGTAACGGGCAAGTACTTATAAATTGCTTTATTTCATCAATCATTTTTCTGCCCTACCTCCTGAAATTTCTGCAGCACCTCTCAAAATATCATCTTTGCAGTCTGCTTTCATACGTTCAAAGAATTGCGGACCTCTCAAGCCGTTATTTCTGGCACTTTTACTTCGTGCCTTTGCATACGGCGTATTGACAACAACTTCACCGCTGCCGATTACAGTTGCAATAATCATACTGTTTATCATTATGCCGTATAATTTTGGCATACGCGGTTCCATACACCGCATAACCTCATTGTCAACATACTGCTGAACTCTGCCACCTTCTTCAAGGCCTCTTTTTTCAATAATTTCACTTGTTTTTGCCGATTCAAACTTGAATGTTGCACCGCCACCAACAGCCATAAGCTACGCCCCCACTTCTATATGCCAATGTGGAGCAGAGCCGAAATTATTGTCCGAGACCTTTGTAATCTTTTTGCACTCACTTAAAGGCGGCTTTTCGCCCCGAAAATCACCAACAAAGACAAAATCACCCGTTTCAATGCGTTCAATTTCATCCCGACGTATGCGAATATGGAGAGTGTCAGCATTTGCATCACCCTTAACACTGCCGGATATTCCTTTTTTAAGAAACACCCAAGCCCCACAACTTGATATAAGCTCATACTCATCATTGCTTGAAGAGTAGCGAAAAAATGATACCGTGTTATTGCTTATCAATTTTCCACCCCCATATACAAAAGACCTGTACTACCAAGATTGCGAAGTGCAATTCGGGCAATATTTTTCCGTATAAAATTATTATCGGCATAAGTTACGGAATATCCGTCAATACTTTCGCTTTTTTTGCCTGCAATATCTTTTCTCAAATACAGTTCTTCCGCAATCTCGCACACCGTAAATTTAACCTTTTCAGATAATTCCTCGTTATATTCACAAGTCAGCATAGATTCAAGCTCACGCCTAGCTTTGCATGCGTAAATATCAAAACTATTTTCGGGCAGAGGTCCTTTTTGACTGTTGCAATACTTTTCATAATAAAAGCCGTATGAAACATCAATTTTCTGCATTTTTATCACCCTTTTCAGGCTTCTTTGTTTCCTTATTAGGTGTTTTGTTGGTTGCCTTTTCAGGCTTCTTTGTTTCAACAAGACCTATTGTACGCATTTTTTCGCCTCCTTGTTAAAATTTAAAGGGCGGTTGATACCGCCCATATGTTATGCAGTTGCCTTATGCAGATAAATACCCTTTACCTTGTTTTCATAAACATCGGCAATACCATATGCACGGTAGAAGAATTTATATGCATCTGCAGTCTGGTTTTCTTCAGGTGTGATAACCTTATTTACCACGTGCTTCTGATACTGAATAGCCGCAGACTTTTCAACAATCATAAAGTTGATGTTTTTGCCTGATGCACTCTTTACATAGTGACCCGCAACTTCACCATCACCCTTACCGTCATAAAGGTCAATAGCAGTATAGAATCTGCTCTGCGGAACCTTTACAATCCGCGAAAAGCTGTCAAGCACAGCCTTTGATTTTGTGGTGTCAATGTTCATAACACCGTTATAAAGAGTTGGTGTAATAAACAGAATTCTTGATTCGGTTGGCACTTCTGCTTCATCCATTGCGTTCTGTGCCGCAATAAGTGCAGCAAGAGTTGCAGCAGGGTCAGCAAGGTCAGCTGATACTGTACTAATATCACTTACGCCCGAATACTGTGCAAAACGGAAAGCATCAATTTCGGGTGCAACCTTTGCACGGATAAACTCACCTGAAAGCTGACCGAAAGCAATACCTGCGGTTTCCTCATCATCCATTGCATCAACGTTGAACGAACGACCTCTGTCGTAATTGAAGGTAACGGTCTCATTTGTGAGTGTTACATCGCCGTCTACATATCCGCTTGCACGGTCATAATCCGCAAGACCATCAAGGGACATCTTGGGGATAACAATTTCATTTGCATTCGCACCCATCTTTACAAGCTTGTTGTTGCCATCAAGAACAGATGTCACAGCTGCAATCTTATACACCTCATCAAGGGTGTCAATGTACTTTTTGAATTTTTCAATAGCATTTGCCATTATTTAAATCATCCTTTCGTTTTCTTATTTTGTTTCAAGTGGAGGAAGTCCCATAATTTCACGCACATCTGCATCTGTTGTGGTTCCGCCCCCGGTTGTGCTTGCCGAAGCATAAGGAAGTCCATCTTCAGGCATAAAGATGTTTTCTTTGCCCTTAGTGATCGCATCGTAAATTTCCTTATCGGATTTTGTTTTGTTTGCATCATCACTTAATGCCGCCTTAAAGTCGTTATACAAGCCCAGGCGGTTGTAATCATTAAGGAATTTCACTTCGCCGCACACGGTATCAAATCTGCCCTTTAAAGCATTTTCTGCCGCTGCCGCCTCATCTGCCTGCTTGCGTGCATCAATGTCCGCCTGCAGGTCGTCAATTTTCTTCTGCAATGCTTCAGCATCACCAAGGCTCTCTTTAAGATTGCCTATCTCGGTTTCATATTCACCGATTTTTGTCTTGGCAGTTTCAAGTTCGGTCTGCACCGCCTCTAAATTGCCCTTTACCTTTCCGATATCTGCGGAATGTATATCAAGGATTTTCTTCAACTGTTCATCTGTAATCCCCTCAATAATTCCTCTCAAATCGTCTCTTGTCATAGCTTTGACTCCTTTCAGTTTTTTTCGCAGTTTCTTTCTGCATATGGATTTGTTAGTTTATCGTCTTCCCGGACATATAAGGAAAAATGAAAAATGTGTATAAAAAAAGCACCTACACCGAAGTGTAAATGCTTGATTTATTGAATTATTTTCTATTAATTATTATGATATATATTATCATAGACACTCTGAGCTGTTCTACCTAAATCGGTTAGATCGTAATTATCGTCAAAACCATTGATGCACATAAACTTATCAATTGCATCCAAGATGTTTGTTATATTTTTTTCCTTTAACAGCTCATCTGCATTCTCTATATTTTCTTCAATAAAGGAAATATCTTTTTGTGATAACACCGCCATCTTTACTTACCTCCCAAATTAGTCTGTATAAGTTTGCCTTCTGAGATACTAATGGTAACCGTACACTTTTGATTTTTCAGTATGCACCGAGCGTCAATTCCATCTTTCATTTTCCTTTCATACGCTTCACTAATGTATGTAGGATTTTTTAATGCATCTGCAATATAGCCAATAGGTACGCCTGTTCTTATGCGGTCCCGTGATTCCGCCATTTGACCGATAACTCTGTCAATAAAGTGCGTTGCATAATCTTTAATAAGCACTCCGTTCGGTGTTGTTATCCCTACGAGTTTCTTTTCAATCTCTAATGACATTTCTTTATAGAAATCAAAGCCTATTAAAGGATGTATGTCTCCTTTTTTTACCGCTTTTTGATATCCCTGAACCAATGCATATTCTTTTTTATTATTATACTTCATTTCATAATATTTTGCAAGGTTTTTTGGCACATTTTTTTCTGCACCAATGCTTTTTCTCCATGCATTATGGTATTTTTGTGCCTCGCCAATAGCCTTCCTCGATACCGACTTGCCCCAATTCTTAATACCATTTTCGGTTGCCTGGGTGAATACCTGCAGTCTGGACTTATCATAGTATATGCCTGTTTGTTTGCAGAAGTCTTTAAGTCTTGCCTCTTGCTTCTTTAAAAGCACAGATTTGGAAGAAAATGCATTGTTAAGCTCGGTTTTTAAACTGTCCGTCTTAGCATTCTTCAGTGCTTCATCAAGCACAACAAGCTGCCTTTTTGTTTCCTTTATAGCTCTTTCAACATTTCTTTGATACTCGTTGGCTTTCCATAAAGGCATTTCTTTGCCGTTGTATGTAACCTTTGCATTTTTAAATTCTTCAAGCTGTTCATCAGTGTATTTTCGTTTTGATATACCTTCAAAGAAAGAAAACCATCTATGTCCGCAATTTGCTCCCAAAAACCCGTCTACTTCACCATATTTTATATCCCCAAGATTTAAATAACCGGGTTTGCCACTTTTGCTGACTAATTTACCCTGCCATTTTGCGTGGTCAGGCCTTGCCCCGGGATGAGCCGTTATTTCCATAATATCGCAGCCCATTTCATCAGCACGCATTTCCTGGAGCTTGCCTGCTGTTTGGCTCATTCCCGTAAAAACACTACGCCGCACAGCGACATCAAGCTTATCAATCCACCCCGAAGGATAAATTACATTTACACCCTTTGAGCCTGCAAATATACAAGCATTCTTGACAGCTGTATCAAGAGTGAATGCACCGCTTTGTACCTGCATTAACGCAAGGTCACAAGCTTCAATATATGCCGATTGCGAGGTCAATGCCGTGGTTTTGGTAAGATTTATTGCTTCCGTTGATGTTTTTGCCAAAGATGCCGTCCACGTCTGCTGCATTGAAGGTGAAAGCTTTTTAAACTCATCAGGTTCAAATCCCGCTTTGGTAATAACCTCATCGTCATAATTAAATACTTCTGTTTCTGCTGCTTCAAAAGCGGCTTTTATTTCCTCTTTTTGCCGTTTTGTAACCGTGCTAAGCTCTTGTATTATATCATCAAACAAAAAGCCTGCCTGCTGTAATTTTTCAGCCTGCCAGGCAGCTGTATCAGTAATACGACCCGAATTTTTTACAATTCGCCTTGCTATATCTCTCAATATGCTTTCCTGAAGCTGCTTATGCACTTCAAGAGAGTTTAAAATATAGATTGTCTTGTCGGCAATCATACCTCAGGCACTCCTTCAAAATCCGATGCGACCTTTGCCTTGGCTGTCTCTTCATCCTCGCCAAAGTACCACATTCTAAACTCCCATTTAGTCATAATTCCGGCAGAAACAAGTGCCTGCTTTTCTGCAAACTCTGTCTTCCGGTCTGCGATAATGCTATCATCAAACTCAAAAGAAACCTCTGCCTTGCTTATGGGGGCAAGGTTATACAACGTGCACCATATATCCATAGCATATACCAGGTCATTGAGTGCATTTTCCAATGCTCTTTGGTTGTCTGATACTGTAGCATAACTTCTTTGCTTAGATGCCTTGATTTCCTCTGCTGTTTTATCAACATTCTGCATATCAGACAATGTGCCATAAGCTAAGCCGCAGTTAAATTCAATCTTACGAAGTATATCATCAAGACCCTTGCTGAATTCTTCGCCCCTTAATGTCGGGGTCCATTCCTTGAACAAATCAACATCATCAACATCAAGAGTTTTATAAAGTCGCTTATTCGGCAATATCGGTCTGCCGTTTTTATCTTTTTTGAATGCCATCGTGTTTGTATACAAAGCACGTTCGCCGCTTTCAAACTCCCACAAAAGTCTTTCAAACTGTTTATTTGCCTCATCAATAAGCTCAACAGCATCAGCAAACACCGAAACACCCAAAGGTGATGTCGGGTCAATCGCATTCGCAAGTGCAGGCTTAAAATAACCAAACAACGGCTTTTTAACATTTTGAATGGTCATTTCCTCAGCAAGGCTTGACCATTCATCAACCGCATCAAGAGATATCGTATTGCCAAGAGTGCTTTCATTAAGGCTCATATATGCCTTATTTGAAATTGTGTATGTGTTTTCTTTTAGTTCGTGACGTTCAAGTCGGGTGTAATATCTCGAACCTTTTACAATCCGCTCAACAAAAATAGCAGCTGTTACTTTTCCCGAGTTATTAAATGCCAACGGGAAAAAACTGTCTGCGTGTATGTAATCAACTGCAATTTCCTTTCCTGTAACATACGGTTTGAAAATTAAACCGCCTTTTGCACATCCATATTCAAGCGGACCACGAATATTTTTTACAACATCCTTATATTTTTCATTCAGGAAGTCAGCTCTTTTCCCGCCGGTAATCTCCGACTTCATTTCAATTGAAACAAGTCTTGCAAGCTCACGCGATATAGCTGCAGGCAAGCTTAGCTTTCCGCCTTCCTGATACATACTTGACCACAGCTGTATTGCCTGCGACATACTATCAGACATTGCTATATCTTCACGAACAGCATTTTTTATCGTTCCTTTATCAAACATTACGCATCTCACTCTCCTCCAAAACTCTTTCACACCTTCAAACATCACATCAACCTCTTTTTAAATATCGTATTGCACGCATAACGGATATCATCCATTGCGTGGTCGAATTCTTTAATAACTTTATCAGCTGTTGCTTTTTCATCCCATCGGTATAAACCAAACTCCCGGATACTGTCCTCACATTCTTTGCTGAAAAACAACTTGTCATTTTCCAAAAGTGAGCTTGTAACTCTTATACCATCAATAACATCATTGTTTGCTTTACGCACATTGAATTTTCCGTGTCTGCGGATAGTTTCAATGAAGCTTGCCGCCGATGGGTCAACAACAACCGCTTGAATATGCTTGTCGCCTGCAAGGTCGACAAGCATTACATAGTATTCTTCATCTGTTAATTGCTTTTTGGTCTTCCTGCTGTCAAAATAAACTTCTTTTACCCTTACAGCACGTTCTTTTTCCAATCTCCAAAGACCCATACTGCAAGGATTTATTGTGCCATAGTCGATTGATATGTAATATTCGAAGCATTCATCCTTTGGTTCTTTACATTCGTCTAAAACGTGCCTTTTTTTATCAAACATAGGATAAACAAGCCCCTCTGCAATAACCCACTGACCAAGTATAAACCGGTCATAGAATACTCCGCTGTATTCTTTTTTAAGTTCCTCAACATAATGTGGGTCAAGGAAGGTGTTATCATCAATCAAAAACTGCATTATGAATATATCAAGCTCATCCTGTCGGTCAATAAAATTTGTCTTAAACCAATGATTGGGACTGTCCGGGTTTGTTGTACCAAAAAGCCGTGCTCCTGTTTCAGATAAACGGGAAAGCAGCATATTAAAAAATTCTTCGTTAAACAAAGTAACTTCATCACAATATGCACCCTGCAAGGTCATACCACGTATTTTTGCTTCTGCTCCCGTATCGTTTACACCCTCAAGATATATTTTTCTGCCATAAAGAACAGCTTCTTTCCTGGGAATGGAATATTCAAAGTTATTTCGCCCGGCAAGCGTTTCAAGAAGGTCAAGACAATTACGTTTAAGAGTTGTTAACGTCTTTGCTGTCATTAAATAAGCCTTATCCATCGGCATATTTTGTATCCATATACACCAAAGAACAAGACTTATCCACGTTTTCCCTGAACGCACACTTCCGTGCAGAATATTTATTCTTTTAAGACCGCCTTTTGCAATCTGCATCAATTCATTTTGTTTTGCTGTTAAATTATTATAATATTTCATCGTATATTTTTAAAATCATCAAACAGGGTGGGAATAACACCTTCCCCGGATGCATCTTTATCCTCGCCTAATAGCTTCATCATCTTTTCAATGTCGTTCAAATCACAATCTTTTAAGGTGTTTAATACACCCACAATCGTAAAAAGCTCTTTCTTGCTTGATGATACTTCAATCCCAAACCTTTCAGCAATTTCTTCAAGTTGCATATTGCCTTGTATTTTATCATTGAGGAACGCATTGAGAATGTTTTGAATGGTCTTTTTTTCTCGCCTTGACTTAGCGCTATTTTTGCCACCTTTTCGCAGTTCGTTCGCAGTTAACTTATGTGTTAAATTCTTTTCATTTGCCAAACTCCACCACCTCTCTTTATACTAAATACCCGCCAACCCATCCGCCGACTATTATATTTCGGCACAAAAGAAAAGACACCCCATTAAAGAATGTCTTCAAATATTATCAATTTCCATTATAGATTTTACCATAGAAAAAAGTAACAAAAGTAACAAATTCTAATCGCACTTTCCTTTAAGATATCTGTAACAAATCATTTTCACACTTGCCTCAGTATTATCACCACCAATTTCCAACGCTGTACGTACCCACGAAAAACCATTGATGAAACGAAAGCGAAATATTCTCCGAGTTAAGCTATCCCCTATTCCCTCAACAAACAATTCTATATTGCGTTTTCTTTCTTCAAGTTTATGTGCTCTTGCAAGCATTACATCTCTTGCATTTACATCATCAATGCCTGACACTACAATTGTATGCTGAAGATACGGGAAAACAGAATCAGAACCTTTCACCGTTCCGCGTACAGTTTTATCTTTTATCATCACATTCAACTCTGTAATTTCCTCACAGATGCTTTTATACTGATTCAGTTCCCCTAATTTCATTTGTTCACCCTTTTCTTTCCAAACCACCTGCCACAATTAGGGCAGCACTTAAACCGATGTGTATCATTGTTGGTATAATTCCATTCTTCTTCGCAAGTAGGGCAAATAAGGCTATATGTTTGCTCTATCGGGGGCCTCTCCAATCTCATCATAAGAGCGGTCATTTTTACCCATTCGATGTAAATATAGTTTTTGCTATTCACAGAACCTTCTTTCCTTATCTCTCTAATCCTCTTTTCACAACTTCTTACAGCTCTTTTTATATCTTTATGGCTTAAATTTCTTAAAAACAATGCTCCCCCTCCTTAACCTTTAGATTGTATTTTATTCCCCCACCATTTCTTTTACAAGGTTGTCAATAATATCAAGCATTACACGGTCTACGTATTGCCCATCAATGTTTTCATATTCTTTAATCAACCTCTCCGCAAACTCTTTTATTGCATCTGCAATCTGCCCATCGTGGTACATAACGCATTGAGAAAGTCGGTCAATCTCTTTATTCAACCGCTCAATCTCAGCCTTTGCATTTGTGTACTTTTCTGATAAATCCACGAATTTTAGCAACTCTTTATGAGATTGTTCTTCAAAACCATTGATTACTTCGTGTAGCCTTTCAACCTCTGCATTTTGCTGTTCCGTAATTCGCAAGAGCTTTTCCCGCATTGTACAAGCTCTCTGTACCTCGTCCCCTTTCAACTCATCGCCTTCAAGCCACTTGTTAACAAAGTGCATAACCCCTGTAAGCTTATAGAACAAATCTTTATTCTCTGCCGTTGTGCGGTTGATTAGGGCAATAGTATCGTTGATGAGTTTTTCCGTACAACTGTTCTTTGTTTCAAAATAAGAACATTTTGTACACTCTGCTTGTCCTATTGGTTTATTGCAACACTCCCAAGCCTTTATAATCTCGTTATCTGTTAAAGTCATTTAATCACCGCCTTTTTTGCTTTTCCTAATGTTTTAACCATTAGTTCTATTGCCCTTTTGCAAAATGGTATTCTATTTGCTTTACCAGTCCAATAACATTTTCCGTTTGGTGAAGAATAAGAACAAAAATCACATTTGTTCATCTCTCCGCACCGCCTTTCTCGGTTAAGTAATCTTGATAGTCGTCACAAAATTCATTTGCAGGACACACTTCGCAATCCTCTCGTTCCAAATACTCTCTATTACACATAAAACGGCAATCCTTTACAAGTGCAATTCGGTCTTTGGGATTGAACCAATCCATTTCTTTTTTGCCTTCTACATAATACTTGTCCATTTTTTTAACTCTGCGTACATCTAATTCGCAATAGTTAACATCTTCAAAATTTTCGTCCTGTAACGCGTATGATTTTGCTTTCCCTCTTGTTTCTGCAAAAACAACAATTGAACACCATTCATCATTTCTGCTAACTAACCACGCTTTCATTTCCCCTCATCCTCTCTAAAACTTATTCCCTCTGCAACAAGTGCATCCGCAACCCGTACGGCAATCCTCCCCACCAGATAGCAGGGAAGAACGCCGTTGAGACTTTTCTTGATTGTCTGTATAAGCTTTTTATATTCTGTCACTTATTACACCTCCAACATTGGCAACATTTTCGGTATTGCACCGCTTATATATGCCTTTTCTATTTGAGGTTTCATAAAATCGCTAACTGTCTGCCCTCCGGGAAGAACAATGTTGGCCATAAATTCATCTTCAAAAACAGATATACCACACTCCACAGCCTCAAGCTTGGCTTTAATAACAAGGTTTAATGCTCTCCACCTTTGGCGACAAGCCTGCTCCCAAGCCTCATATTGGCTGTTTTCAGTTCGTTCTCTGCCGGTGGGAGTAAGTCTAAATTCATCCTTTTTGGGCAGAGGTAAAACAAATTTAATTTGCTTCTCATACATTGTAAAACCAATTAGAGCTTTGCCGGCAGTCATTGCATAAGCAAAATTGTCAGCTCCATACCGAAGCAAAGTTTTTTCAATTTCAAGTCTCGATAACTCACTTGAAACATTTGTGTTTGCTGCATATTTTCCCATCTTAATTTTCTGCTCCTTTCTATGTATTAAATTCAGTAAACGATGTACCTTTTTCCATATGTGCCCTTGTAGCTGCCGGACGCTGCCACATTCTCGCAAAAGCATTCCATTCAGCACTATATTCCGTCTTTGTATTACTGAAATCACGATATAATTGCATAAACGGCATCGCTCCTGCTTCGTACACAGTTCTCGCCCTGTTTTCATCAGCATCCATATCCTTTCCATAAGACAAAACATAGCAATGTATCTTATCCCTTGTGAAGCCTGCCTTTTTCAGTTTTTCGCAAGCCTTTTTAAATTGCTCTATCCTATTGTCCGTATCACAGGCTAACCACAACTCACTTATTCGGCTTACTTTTCTTCCGCTTTTGAAGGTATAATACAAACTATTAAGAGCATCTACAAAGGCATCATCTACCAAATCCGCTTCTAATCCACCCCGAAAGCAGATACCCTTCTGAGTCTTTAACATCTCATACACTTTCTGCTTGTGTTGGGCGGAAGATTGAAGAAAATTATTATCTTGAATGATGTTCCCCTGAATCACGGGCAGTTCTTTTAAGTTACCTTCCAAACTATGAACACAACACCATGGGCAGTTGTTATTACACCCTCTTGTGGTGAAAATAATATTAGGCTTCATATAAAGGCCTTGGATAAAATCTTTTGCTTCACTACCATAAGCAGGCCCACCCAAAAGAACCGGTTTACTTGTAAATATTTTCCATTCATCCAATAATTCTTCACAATACTTTTTATCCCAAGTAAAAGTACAAGAGATATGTACCTCATCATGTTCCGGGACAAACAAATCAGGGCGGCCTATGTATACATATTCATCTTCAGGCGTGTATGAAGTCCTTTTAGGGAATACTCGAATAATCTTCTTCATAGTTTCCTCCTACACCGCCATATGATTTGTAAGTGCTGCCATTGTGCTTAAATCCACAATGCAATACTCAGGCAGATTAACCGCAACAACAGCCTTTGCCATTGGCGGACAAACTGCATTGCCGCACCGTGCCACCTGCTGACTCTTGGGATAAGGCTTGCCGGTATAATCGTGGTCGATAATATAATCTTCCGGGAAACCCTGTGCCCTGTATAACTCTGCAGGGGTCAACATCCGCAAGCCAATATCAGATATAAAGTAATCAATACCGCCTATTGTAAGAATAAGGATTTCATCATCTGCAATGTTATATCCGCAATAGGTATTGAGCATATCCCTTACCTGTGGCCAGAACTTCAAATCGTTATATCCGTTAATCTTTTCAAGCCTTGTGTAAACCGCCCCAAATTCGCCTATACTTGCCGTTATGGTCCTTAATGGATTGTTTACATCCTGACCTATATCCTGACCTTTAAACTCCGTTAAATGAGCCAATGTCACACCTTCGCGGATTTCTGTTGTAACCGTATGTAATGGGTCTTCCGGGCTGTGATAATGGTCACCTTTGAAATACTGTGTCAGATGTGCTGCAGCTATGCCATATCTGTTTGACCCGTCAACAGTCTGTATAGGCTTTTCAAACCCACTCGCTCTTACTTCCTTGTCGTTCTGCTCCTGGTGATATTGAATAAGGGTGGGTGCTACAAGCGCATTGTGGTCGATTGCCGTAATAGTAGGCAATGGATTTTCTACCTTTTCACCCACAACTCCACCAAAATATTTAGAAAGATGAGGTGCAATCAACATCTGCTGTCCGCCGGTTGTAATTGTGTTCACCGGATCACGCATATCTGTCCCACCGGCTCCTGCATTGTTATGAATATGCAATGGTGCCAATACCGGGTCACACACTCCATATCCGTGCTTTGCGGTTACTGTTCCAAGAGGCTGTTCAATATCTGATACCCTATCAGCTCCGCCATGGTTGACTTGAACAATGAACGGCTTTTGGTTTTTGATAACAAACTTATCCATTCCCCTTGCAATTCTTCGCATAGTATTGTCTTTAAGGGGTCGCATAGCTTTAAGTCCATACTTGTCCTTAATTTGCGCTGAGCTTTCAAAAATCGACGGACAAGGTAAGCTCCAATCAATTATCTCCGCAGCTGAAACCCATGGCTTACACTTACCGGACTTAACCTCTTCGCTGTCTCTCGGTGCGTGAGTTCTTTCCGGCCATACAATCGGCTTACCGTCACATCTTGCAACCAGAACAAATCTCTTTCGGGTAGTAGGTGCTCCGTAATCCGCTGCCACAAGCTCACGGTGTTCGATTTTATATCCTAATGCTTCAAGCTGACTAAACCACTTATCAAATGTTTCTCCGGCTCTGGCTTTGATAGGCTTACCCTTTCGAACGGGTCCCCAAGTCTTAAACTCTTCCACATTTTCAAGAATAATCACTCTTGGTCTTACAGTTCCCGCCCATTTCAGAACAATCCACGCAAGTCCTCTGATATTCTTATCTACAAGAGCCGCACCCTTTGCTTTACTGAAATGTTTGCAATCAGGCGAGAACCAGGCAAGTCCTACAGGTCTGCCGGCACAAATTTCAACCGGGTCAATGTTCCATACACTATCCTGTAAATGCACTGTGTAAGGATGGTTTGTCTTGTGCATTAATATCGCTGCCGGGTCGTGATTGATTGCAATACTCACATTCTGACCTGTTGCCAACTCAATCCCGGTGGATGCACCGCCACCCCCGGCGAAGTTATCAACTATTATTTCATCCAAAAGGTTTATTTGCCCTTTTGGTCTTGTTTTGGTTTTCATTGTTTTTCACTCCTAAAAATTCATCCATATTTTTTCAACCCTATGTAACCCCATTTGTGCCGTTGTAGATTTCTCGGCCGTACGCCAACCTAAAAGCATTTCATTGTATAAGTCATTGTTATAACCACTTAACACAATCATCGACTTGCTTGATTTCAATACTTCAAGCAACTTTATATGCTTTTCTGTATCTAATTCATAAGCATACATATTCCGTTTCCTTAGGGTCTGCAGATAGGGTGGGTCGCAGTATATCAATGTCTTTGGGTCGTCATATCGTTTTATTAATTCTATGGCGTCAATATTCTCTATTTGAGCATTTTTCAGCCTTTGACAACACTCGATTATTGTATTCGGAAGATAATTCCACATTGTTGCACATCTTGGACCGCCATATGTCTGAACATTTCGCCAACTGTTCTTTAAACTATTACTTGTCCCAAATGACTGATGAAACCTTACGAGGGTTCTTCGAGCTCTCTCAATGGCGTCGCCTGCGTTCATATCAAAGTCATTCTTAAATTCATCCCTCGAAAAAGGTGTAAGGTTTACGGCCGTAGCCAATTCTTTTGGATGTGTTCTGCAGACCTCAAAAAGATTTACGATATTTCCATCTATGTCATTTATCGTCTCTATGTATGAAGGCTCTTTTTTAAAGAATACCGCACCGCTACCAAAAAACGGCTCGCAGTATACCTTGTGTTCAGGTAAATTTTCAATTATCCAGTCAGCCACTCTCCATTTGGCTCCGGGATATTTAAGTATTGCTTTCATTATCCTTTTTCCTCCTCAAGCATCCCGTTTATAATCTCATTATTTGTGACACCTTGTAACCTAAAGTAACACACCGAGGTGTTACGCCAAACCCCTTGATTTGACTGCGTTTCAGCCTTGTCGTAACACTTGTAACACCTTTTTTCAATATAAACAAATTATTTTATACTTTGCGTGTGTGACCTCTACACACACAATTTTTATATAATTATATGTGTATCAAAATGGGTGTTACAGGTGTTACAGGTGTTACGTTTCATATTGATTAAAAGGGTTGTCGTTTGCAACAATTTCTTCGTATTCAGGGTTAACTTCAAGCCATACACACCGGCAGACATTGCCGAGTATTCTTTTAGTCTTTGTATGTTTTCCTCCCTGAGTTTTTATGACGTTTTTTTCTTTTGCCCAACTAAGAAAAGCAACAGGATTATATCCTTCATTCTGCATTATACGATTAAATGCCGCACTGATTATATAAATATAATTATCATCAATTGCTCCCCAAACCTCACCTGTTAAATAATCTGCATTTCGCCCATTGTCAAAGTGATTTGTATTCATTGAAATAAAATCATACAGAAAATCCAACGCTCTTTCATTTGCTGATACTTCCCTTTTAGTCGAAAGAAACGGTTCAATATCCTCAATTTTTAAGCAAATTCCGTCTTTGAAAATCCATTCGTTAATAAGTTTATCTGCTGTAAGAATAATACTCGCTGCCATTGCTTGTTTTTCGGTACTTTCTCCGCTTGTTAATTCAGTATAAAAATCTTTTTGAATTTTTTTTGCATACTCAACATTCTCTTCTACTGTAAGCTTTTCTACAAAATATCTTCCTGCCTGTCCGTAATGTTTTTTTACAAAAGCCACTACATTAACCGGTTCTTTAAAAAGCTTGTGATTTTTGCAATCTATTTCAATTACACGGTTAACCGCACCGCCGTTGGAGTTGCCGTTGCTTATTGGCATTTCACCCGTTGTTAGAATACAATTTTGCCATCGTCCTGTTTGTTGCAGTCCTCCGGTTTTTTGACCTCTTGCTTTTCCTACACCTTCACACAAAAGATAAATCATATTATCAAAATCTTTTCTGTCTTTCTGGATTTGTAGTTCATCAAGCATAAGCGGAAGCGAGTTTACAAAGGTTGCCGAAAGTTCCTGTGCCACCGCAGTTCCATTAAATGTATGTATATACTTTCCCATAACAGGGTCTGCCCATACCGAAGCTGCTACCATTAACGCAACCGATTTTCCTGCTTCTGTTCCGCCCCATAGATGAAGAAAAAAAGGTAATGCCCCGCAAATACTTACAAGAACACTCGAAAATGAAGCAGCAAGCATTAAATTTGCAATTATACACTTCTGACTTCTGATTTCACTAATGTATTTAATCCATGCATCAAGAGTACCTTTTTGCGAAACAGATTCAAAAAAATGCTTATAATTTAAATTACCATCAAAAACCAAATCTTCAACATAAGGTGAAAAACCATAATCTTCAATCCAACCTAAGCGGCTAACGGCATTTAATTCCTCAATTTTGTCATAATTCATATTTTCGAGGTCAGACAAATATCTGACAAGAAATTTTGAATTTTCGGAATTAACAGCTACGCCGCATCCGGCAAGCTGCAATATTTTATTATTGCTTGCAAGCGTTTCTTTATCGGCAATGATATATCGCCATTGCCTGTTCTTTTTAAATGCAAGCTTTAATTTTTCCATGCCTGTATCAATATTGATAAGCCTTTGGGTAATTGTAACAGGGTGATTGCAGGCGACTACCTCAAAACCTTGTCTGTCCTTCCCTACAATGCCGTAATCATCCGCAGTCCATTCTCCGCAAATAAGTTCCTGTTCTTGTCCCTCAAACTCCGTCACATTCTCATCAAGCACACCATTTTGGCTGTTCATAAGGCTTTCATAGCTTTTATACATCTTCATAAAATTGCGTATACCATGTGTTTTTGCCACATCCGAAACAGCATTTATTATCTGCAGATGCTTTAACTTCTGCTCCCTGAAACCATACACATATTCAAAAGGCTCTGTTCCCTGGAGAAACTGCTCTTTTGTGTAATTCGGAATTACTTCAACGTTCATTTTGTTACCTCTCAATACTATCAAGAAGATATGCAGCGCATTGCCTATGTAATAACGCTGTCCAATACTCTTTTGGATAATCAAAGGCACATTTACTTGTGCCTTTGTACCTTCTCGTTATTTCATCATTTTTTACCCATTCATCAAGAGCCTTTTGGTAAAAAGCATCTTTCTCAGCAGCTATCCTTTTCGCTTCTTCATTACGTTTTTTTCTGGCTGCTTCCTCTCGTCGTATGCGTTGTCGTTCTGAATACGAAAGAGTTCTGCCCGCTAATCCAAGGTTAAAGTCATAATCTATCTTTGTTATTGCCTGTTTGAAATTCAAGCTATATAATTTCATCACAAAGTCAATTACACTCCCACCTTCAGCACAACCAAAGCAATGCCATCTCTTGCCGCCTGAATATGGGCCTAACGATGGTTGTTTTTCATTATGGAACGGACAACAAATATTTCCTTTTTTATCTGTTGTAAATCCATATAAAGAAAAAACATCTTGCATTGTTATACGTTCTGTTATCTCACTGACAATATTCATTTTAGCCGCCTTTTAAAATTTCATTGTCCAATACTCCTTTACATATAGAGTAAATGGTCAAGCCCATATTTGCTTTATTTACAAACACAATTTTAAGTCCATAACGTATTTCAAAGGTATGGAGCGTTGTCCAGAAGGATTTCTCGTTGTACTTGCTTGAATAATTATGCGATATAATCCCATTGAAACCGCTTGGGTCTTCAACAATCAGAAACTTATGCTTTATAAGCTGTGCCCTTTTTAACTCATAATGAAAGCTTTCATTGTTGATGGATGTCGCAAGTTCATCCAACGAGTTCTTCCTTTCTATAAACAACTCATCTGTAAAATATGTATCAACATTAAATCCAAATTCGGGACAGGGCGTTATTTTAAAGCAATAATCACCTGTTTTCAATGCCCTGTCCTCAAAATTAATTTTATGCTTACCGAACCATTCCTTTATATGTCCATTGACTTGCTCATTGGTAGTACATACAATACAAAGATGCTTTAAAAGTTCTTTATATTCCTTTGCTGTATAATAACTTTTCATTTAGTTCTCCCACGGCATATCATCCGTTTCGACTTCTTTAAACTCTGTTACGGTTTGTCTTTCCGGCATTTCTCCAACCCATTCGGGGAGATTGTCTGCCTTATCTCTGTTTATAAACCAGGCAACCTTTAAATATCCCTTTTCGTCTTCCTTAAGCTTCGCAGCACCAACTGCACCAACCCAACTGACAAAATTAAAATCTCCTTCGTCTATATTAAAGCTGTCAAACAACTCAGTCATATTACGATTAAACCAATCGTTTTTCACTATGTAATGTTTAATTTTTATGTTGCTGCCATTAGGCTGTATCGTAACGACAATCATTGGGTTTCCTGCTTTCGATTCGGTCTCCTCAACATCAACAATTTCTACCCTGTAATTTCCGGCTTCCAATCTGGGAGCCTCTTCTCTTTTATAATCATCCCAATTTGACATTTGTTATACCTCCATATTTAAATTTTCAGCGAGTTGCTTTATCACGCTACCACCAAAACTATTTTTTGTAAGCTTGATAAATTCCTCTACCGTCATTTTGTCATTATCGATGTCTATATCGTGGTCTTTTGCAAAAGCCTTTCGGCCCATCTCACAACTGCCGGTAAGCTTGTTGTGCCAATCATAAAAGTCTTTTGCGGGATACTTTATGTTGAGTTTGAACTTTTCAATAAATTTGTCTATTTTTTCTTCAACATTCATATCAGCAAATAGCTTTTCTTCAAGAGCTTCTTGGGCTGTCTTTAGGTTTTCGCCGTGAGCAAAACAATTTCGAGCTTTTGCCACAAAACAAGGCTCCAAGGTAAAATCATCGTGTAAAATAAATCCTTTTGCACAATTACCTTTGATGTTTGTGATTATTGTCTGAACATTATCGATGATATAAACATTCTGGCCGTTAAACGATTTTATGCCAGCGCCATAGCCATCTCCAGCGCCAGCGCCAGAGCCAGCGCCAGAGCCAGCGCCAGAGCCATAGCCATAGCCAGAGCCATAGCCAGCGCCATAGCCATCGCCAGAGCCATAGCCAGAGCCATAGCCATAGCCAGAGCCATAGCCAGCGCCAGAGCCATAGCCAGCGCCATAGCCATCGCCAGAGCCATAGCCAGAGCTAACAGACAAAAATTTCTTTATTTTTTCGTCTATCTTTCCCATGTTGCCACACCTCTGATAGACTTCTCGGCTGTTTCGGTACACGGAATGACTTCTATTGCTTCAAGCAAAACGATTTCATCAACCGTCTTTGTGAACTTACAATTATCCGGTCTTTTTGTTCCATCAACCGCCAACTGAGAAATGCTTGCCGCTCCATCCCAATACCACAATCTTCGGCAATCCTTCAGTAAAATTTCTCTGCCGTTTCTTTCCTCAAAAATGCCGGCAAATACGCCTGCTCTGTCACATCTTATAATTACATATTTTCCTTTGTAGTTTTCCATTTTTAATTACTCCTTTTAATTATTTATTTTCCATAGTTTACAATAAGTGCTGACAAGGTTTTCCTTGTCCAAAAAATTCATAAACTGACGGATTTTAACCTCTATGGGTTCGACCTCATCAGGTCGGTATGTTTCTGTATACACATAATTTCCGTCACAAATAAGATACTGAAACATATACACTTCCGGCACCAATGCAAAATACATAGGGTGTTGTGGCGTATCAAGGTACTTGCCTACCTTATAGGTCTTACTAAATTTCGTATCATAAATAACACCCGCTTTAAGAAAATCAAGTACTCCATGTAAAGTAAATTTTATATTATCAACTTCAATTTCCTTAAAAACCGTTACTTGTTTTTGTGAACCTTGCAGAACGGGTAACAATTCAGATATCGGCTTGCTCCATTCAAGGTCTGTATCAAGTTCCTGTCCATCAAGGCAAGCATTAATTATGTTTTCAAATCGTACACCGTCAAGCATTGCTTTGGTTGGTGGCATTTTCTTTCGGTTCAGGGTGCTAAGAAAGTCCGTCCACTCCGAATCCGTTTTATATACATGCAGCCAGGAATTAAGTAATGTTTGAGTTATTCTATACCTTGTATTCATAAGCTTTGCTTTCCTTGTTATAAATAATCCCTAACTCCGTTAAACGATTTTTAAACATTGCTTTTAATTCAGTAAGGCTTGTTAACGCGTGCTCAAGCTCGTTTAATTTGGTTTGCGTTACAGACACATCCTCAGGGCTTTCAAGCAAAGCTATTATTTCTTTGCCTGCTTGCATCGCCACATCGTAAAGCTTTTTCTGTTCTGAAAGAACTTCTGTTTCTGCTGCTATGTTCTTCTTCACAGTTTCAAACAATCGTGTTAAAAAGTCGTTTTTTTCGCCATCTGCAAGCTCAGGCACCTTGACAAGTCCCTTTATGCCGTAAGCTGATTTTGCATTGTAGTTCATTGTGGGAGTAAATCCGAGCATTCTTTCACCGTTTACAATATGTAAGTGAGCACCCAAATCCGCAGGCTGCCATACAAGAGTTCTTGCAGCACCTTCGCATACAATGCTATAAAACATTTCATCGCCTTCCTTGTCCTTGCTTTCGTGAAACAGAAAAACAACATTAAACTTTTTGCGAAGTTCTGCCGATAATCTGATAAATTCCGACTTGACCACGCCAAACCCCTGAAGACTTATGCCGCCGCTTGCCTTGCTCGCCTTTTTATCAATCCGCATCGCCCACTCTTTCAAACATTCAATTAATGCTCCACAAGTGTCAATAACGATTGTTTTGTACTTTCCTTCTGCTTCCTTGATGTCTGCAAGTATTTCTTCGTAAGTCTTGCACACCGAACTATCCTTGCGATGTTCCGGTTTAACACGGCTCATACCCTCATCTGCGTCTATCAGAAGTACGTCAGGTGCAGATAATGCAAGCGTTGTTTTCCCAACTCCCGGAAGTCCGCTGATTATCATAATTATGTTCTTATTACTGAAATCCATATTTTCAGGTTTTACTATTGCCATTTTTCATTTCTCCTCTCATACATTCCATTTAGCTCTTAGTTTCTTTATTTCTTTTTCATATTGTGCAGCAGATATACTCGTACTCCATAACTGCCGCTTTTCAGATTCATATCTTCTCAGTCGTTCAATATACGATAACCTTTTCCCCTGGACCATAACCGAACCCAAATCACAATCTTGTGCATTTTCTCTGCTGCCAAACTTCTCTGCATTCTCTATCCAAGGGGCTGTTAAATTAATCATATGTAAAAATCCTTTCTGTATTTTTCTTTAACAGCAAAATGCTGTTGCATTTTCCAATCCTGCGCTAAAAACAATTCACTGGATTATTTTTTTACGCTCCGGCTTGACACACCTCCTTGCAATGTGGTATAATTAGGATGTAAATTTAATTGCATATTTACATCATTTGAAGTCTGTTCAGCTCCACCTGTGCAGGCTTCTTCCCTTTTTATACAGTCACATTTCTCGCCCGGGTCTAAGGTTGCCCCACATTCAGGACATTCATATCCATACATCACTTTTCCCTCACTTTCTTTCGAAATTTTTCCCGCCTTTCAGCAAGCTTTTTTAATTCTTCGTTTTGCTTAATAGCCTTTACGGTTTCGCAAATCCTTGCACCCTTATTTGCTCTTGGCATTTCTTTTCACCTTCTTGTCGTCATAGTTTACCGCTAAAAACAGCAACGCAAGTATTACCGCCGCTGTACAGTCACCTTCACTCATTCCAAGGATAAAAGCTCCAACAACTAAAGCTACACTCAGTATTATCATTTGTTTTTCTCCTCGCCCGGCATATTCGTTTTGATCAATTCAGCCAAAGTTGCTATAAATTGGCTATTTGTAGCTTTGCCTTTATTAAAGTTTATGCAGTTTCCAATGATGTCTGTAATCATTTCAGGTGGCATATTATCAAAGGCAACCTCTACAGCGTGCCTGATAGCTCGTTCAGCTCTTGGTGCTGTTGTTTTATGTTTTTCTGCTACAGAAGGATACAGCTCCTTAGTTATATAATGAAGTCTGCTTTCATCTTCTAAAACTAAACAAATTGCCGTTTTTATGTACGCATACCCTTTCAAGTGGGGCGGAATGCCTATCCGCTTTAAAACATCAACAATATTTTTTTCTTCAATTTTCATTTGTTCATCATCCTTTCTTTAAACCTGTATAACCGCATCTTCCTCATTGGCAATTAGAATGTTGCGTATACACATCAACTGCATTTTAAGAACCCTATTTTCAGCCTTAAGCTTTTCGTTTTCAGCAACAAGAACACTGCTTTCGTCTTCAACTTCTATGCTCCAGTTTCTACCGGACTTAAAACCTGCAAGTCTTCCCTGCTGAAGCCTGAACCTTATTGTGCTTGGGCTCATACCTGTCATTCTTGCGTATTCGGGTATTGAAACCACTCGTTTGTTGACCTTTGGAACGTAAGGTTCGCTCGCTTGACATTGTTTCATAAAAACATCTAAATCTATGCTGGCTACATTATTTTGCATAACTGTACCCCCTTTCTGTTTTTAGCTTTTCTTGCGTTTACGCCGTCTTATTTTCGTTCTTCAAAATAACCTCAATAGACACGTTAAAAATATTTGCAAGCTTCTGTGCCATTTCTATGGTCATTTTGGATTGGCGTTCGCCCGTCTCAATCATACTGTAATAATTTTGAGAAATGCCAAGCTGTTCAGCTACATTCTGTTGAGACATATTGTTTTTTTCTCTAAGTTCTTTAAGCCATTTTCTCATATTTTCACATCCTTTCTTTTATTTCTTATGCTATTGCAATTCTTATCACTTTTTGGTATAATGAACCTAAAAAGGGGTGATTACTTTGTTTAACTTAGGTATAACTAAGGAAAGTTATAATATTTTGTGTGTAATTTACAAGGCGTACTTACAAAAAAGAAAAAACGATATTCCCAAACGGCAAGCAAAAAATTTTGACAGCGATATATCTTTTCACACCGAATACCTTCCTACCATCCACTTTGACGACCTATATGCTGCAATTGTAGAACTAAGTAATTTCGGCTATTTAAAAAAATATGTCGATGGTGGCTTCATTCTTACCGATGAAGGCATAATTTTAATGGAGAACAAGTTCAAAAACAACTTATCTGATGTGATGAACTTTATTTCTGATATTCCTTTCATCTAAAAATTTCTTCAATTTCATCAACATCAAATTTCAGAACAAGCTCTGTAGAATCTTTTGCGGAGCTTTTTTTGTAACTAAAATCAACCACCTTATCAATCTTTAAGCCATTTAAAGTAACCGTGCAACTCCCATCAGGTTTCTTTGATATAACTATTTTATTATCTTTCACCTTTTCACCTCTCTCTTTATCCCATTTTTCTTACGTTTACGCAAGTTATTGTGCAAAAAAAATACTATTTCTTTCTGATACAGATAATTTTAAAACACTGGATATTTTTTCAATTTCAAATCTTGAAAAATCCCCATTTCTAGACATCTTTCTATAAAACGTAGCTTCGCATATTCCAATTTGATTGCATATGTCAATAACAGATATTCCCATTTCAACAAGCTTGGCTTTTAATAAATTACAATTAAACACATTCAACACCTCTTTTCTTGCGTTTACGCAAGTTAAATATAACACACATTTTTCTTCTTGTCAATACGTTTTTGCAAGTTTTTTTATTTTTTTTTCTAAAAACCTTGCATTTTTGCAAGTAGTGTGTTATTATACAGCTACAAGGGAACGGTGGCGGTTGTTTCCGACACCCTAATGAAAGGGGTGTTGCTTATGGAGTATATAATTGAATTATTGATACTTATTACAGTATTGGAAATTATAAGAAACATAAAGAAATAACCGCCCATTTCGCAGATGGACGGTTATAATTAAAATATAAACGTTTTGCGGAAACAGCTAAAGCCGTTCCCTTGTATATATAATATAGCATATTCTTCTGAATATGTCAAGGGGATTTAGTATGGATATAAATAAAAAAATCAAAAATCGAAGAAAAGAACTAAAACTTACAATGCTTGAAGTTGCAAACAAGGTAGGGGTTAGTGAAGCAACCGTTTCACGATGGGAAAGCGGAGATATTGCCAATATGAAAAGAGACAAAATCGTTCTTCTAGCAAAAGCCTTGGAAGTATCGCCCAATTTTATTATGGATGAAAAAGTACCTTTTAATGACGACCCTTACAAAAACTTACCCGAACCAAATATCACAGAGGACTACACTACCTATCCAGTTATTGGCGAAGTGGCTGCAGGCTACGAATACGTTGCTGATGAGAACTGGCTTGGCGAAACTGTGGATATACCAAATCAGTATTTGAAAGGGCATAATAAATCTGATTTTTTTGTTTTGCGAGTTAAAGGGGATAGCATGATACCTTTATACCACGAAGGCGATAAAGTCTTTATATTAAAACAATCCACAATGGATTACAGCGGTCAAATAGGTGTTGTAATTTACGGTGATGACAAAGGAACTTTAAAAAGAGTTGAATACGCTCAGGGTGAAGATTGGCTGCGACTTGTTCCTTTGAACTTAAATCACCCGATTATAAAAATAGAAAGTGAAGACTTAGAGCATTGTCGGGTTCTTGGTGTACCAAGATTGCTTATAAGAGAGATAAATGATTAAAAATTTTATATACAAAAGAAAAGAGGACATTTTATGAAAAAAATAATATTATATGTATTGTTAATTGTAATGTTAGTTACTTTCTCTGGATGTGTTGCTGATACAAGTCCAGATTATGTAAATAGCTTTGAACAGCAAGAGGAATTTGCATATAAGTTGCCCGAGTGGGTAACATGGACAATGAAAGAAGGCGAGGTTAGACAACATATTGATAAGGATGAAACAATTCACGAATATGGTGATTTAATTTACTTTACACACCCTTACGAGAATTATTATAAAGATTGCAGGGTAACAGAATATTATGGTTTTACGAACGAAAACGCCTTAATTCATATGAGTTATAGCTTTTCTTATAGCAATCTCAACGATGACCCTAACCCTTATTATGAAATTTACACAGAATTCAAAGAAAAACTTACAGAAATTTACGGAGAACCGGCCGGCGAAACTGAAGAATGGATAAACGAACGCTACAAAGATGATGAATATATGAGATATAAAGCTATAGAAGATGGTGATTATACCTCTATGGTGGCTTGGGATTTAGAAGACTGTATTTGTTATGTTAAAATTAATAAAAGAGTTGAAATAGTCTACGAAGCAAAGAAAAAATAATCATATAAAAAACCGCCCTGCTACCAACAGAGCGGCGTGCATAAGATGCTACCAACATCTTATAAATAGATATGCTAAAAGCACACCCATTAACCAAGTGTATTTTAGCATATCCTTTTAGAATTGTCAACAAAAGGAGTGCTTTTTTATGGCTAAACGAAGGCAAAACGGCGAAGGAACCATATACCAACGACCAAACGGCTTATGGGTGTGCGAAGTTACACTCGGCTATGATGCCAACAAAAAACGCATCAAAAAAACCGTTTCCAGTATGGACCTTGAAAAGCTGAAAAAGAAGTTAAATGATTTAAAATATTTGAATGACCGCAATATGGTTGCCGAGCCGTCGAAATACACTGTTTCTGATTGGCTCGATTTTTGGCTTGAAAACTATAAAAAGCAGTCTGTAAAGCCTACAACCTATGATATGTATTATACTGCTTGTAAAAACTACATCAAGCCGCATTTGGGGCATTATAAGCTTGACAAGCTTAATCCGCTTGCAGTGCAGAAATTTGTCAATGACATATCACAAAAAGGCTTAAACGCAAAAGATGGACTTTCTTTATCTTCCTTAAAGAAAATTACTATTACGCTTTCTCAAGCTTATGACCAGGCTGTAAAATTAGGTATGCTGTATCAGAACCCTTGCAGCTCTATTGTAATGCCGCAAAAAGATGTAAAACAATCGGTAGCCTTTACAGAGGATGAGCAAAAGCGGTTTTTATCCCATTGTCCGGGCGAAACAACTTTTGAAAACCTCTTTATCTTCGCATTTAATACCGGGATGAGAATGGGCGAAATTTTAGCTTTGATGTGGAATGATATTGACTTCAAAAACAATATCGTGACCGTAAGTAAAAATATCAGCGTAGTAACCAACTATGATGAAGATGCAGAAAAGAAACAAAAAACGATCATCAATACTTCAACAAAGAACGGAACCATACGAGAAGTACCTCTTACAAAAAAGGCTTTGTCGGCCGTACAATTTCAAAAAGAACATAATAGGCATAATTCGCCATTTGTTTTTTATTCAACCACCGGGACACCTGTTCAAAAACGAAACATTTACAAAGCCTTTGACAGAATAATCGGAAAAAGCGATATTTCTTCCCCGGTTACATTTCATTCAATGCGACACAGCTTTGCTACAAGGCTTTTGGAAAAAGGAGCTGATATTAAAACAGTATCAAATCTTCTGGGACATAAATCAATTCACATTACACTGGATATATACAGCCACGTTCATACCGACCTTAAGCAAAAGACCATAGCTTTATTAGATTAG